TTCAACAATCGTATGTCGCTATTCAAGGAACCTTTTCATGTCGAGGCAATTAGATAATTGGTTGGCACATTATATGAAGTACACACAGCGAACAGAGCCTCCAGAACTTTATCATCTTTGGAGCGGACTAACAGCCATTAGTTCTGCCTTGCGAAGAAAGTGCTATTGTAACTGGGGCGCATTGCGAGGTCATGTCTATCCTAATTTATTCGTATCTCTTGTCGGTCCACCTGGGGGACGGAAAGGCACAGCCATGAAAATTGCAAAAAGCTTTGTGCAAAAACTAGACGTTAATATCGGCGCAGATTCGCTAGGCTCAACCCAGGCATTGTATAGAGAACTCATGGACAGCGAAGATACTTATGTTGATCATGCTGGGTTTACTCGTAAGCATAAGAGTGTATCAATCTGGTCAGAAGAATTTCAAGTCTTCTTAAACGACAGAGACCAAATGCTCCTAGCATCCCTGACTGACCTGTTTGATTGTGCAGATACTTGGAAGTATAAAACTTTAGCAAGAAAGACTGAAGACATATCCAATTGCTGGCTAACGCTCTTTGGCTGCATAACTCCTAGTCTCTTGCAATCTAAACTGAGTCAAGACGCTGTTGGTGGTGGCCTAATCTCCCGGATCATTTTCGTAGTTGGCCAGGGTCCCAAGCAAAGAAGAGCCTTGCAGTTTTTAACTGAAGAAGAGGAAGAGACACAAAAGAATTTAGAAAACGACCTGCAAGAAATTGCAAACTTATCCGGACAGTTCACCCTAAGTAAGGATTTTCTTAAAACTTATGTGCGTTGGTATGAGCAAGATTATGACGAGTCAGGTGTACCAAGTGAGCGATTCTTAGGCTATAATCATAGAAGACCACTGCATTTGAATAAGGTCTGTATGTTGGTTTGTGCTGCCGAGTCTGACGACATGATAATTACAGCTGAACACTTCGAGCAAGCCTTAGCAATAATGCAAGCAACAGAACTTGAAATGCCAAACGCGTTCTATGGACTTGGTTTATCCAGTCAGGCTAACATCTATGCAAAGATACTTTCATTCATTGATAATCACGAATCTTTTGAATGGACAGAACTGGTTAGAAACTTTCACCTAGATGTAGATAACATTCCTCAGCTACGAGGTTATGTTGAAATGGCTGAGCAGTCTGGAATACTCAAAGCCGAGAATTCTGCCACTACTTGCATGTATACCACAATTCGTAAGCAACACAAAGTTCGTGATCCAACATATCTTGACAGAACAGTATTTAGGTTGATGGATAGGAATGTTATTAAAAATCAAATGGAGAAAAACTAAAATGACTGATAATCAATTAGGTGTAATAGTAGATAAATTAGAAGAAATTAGATGTTGTCTTATTGACATAGAAGAGGCTATAGATAAAAAGAGTAATTCAAAAACAGCTTTTATAGAAATTAAAGAATTTAAAAAATTATTTTTTGAAAGATTAGAGTTAAAAACTGGTTGGGGAAGAAATGAAATTAAATCAATTGTTGAAGAAATTTTAAATTAATTGGAGAACTAAATGACACCAGCTACAAAAGTACTATTCTTTGACACTGAAACTTCTGACTTTATTAAAAAAGCTCTGCCTGCTAATGATCCCGAGCAGGCCTGGACAGTACAGATCGGAGCAATTCTTGCCAGCCAAGAAGAAGAATTTGATCAAATGAATGTCATCATCAAAAGTAATGGCCGGTCAATGAATTATTATGCACAAGAAGTGCATGGCATTACCATTGAACGAGCCGACCAAGAAGGAATAGATGAACTAATTGCTGCTGAACAATTTGGCCTAATGCTCCGACAGGCAGATTTGGTTGTATGTCATAACTTTGCCTTTGATTGGAACTACGTTTACCAGATGATGGAACGCAACTTGGAAGAGTTGTCAGACCTGGCGAGAAGTGCATTTTATCTTGACCTGCCAAACCATTGTACCATGAAAGATAAGGCTGTGGTAAAAATGTGTGGATTGAAAAACAAGGCTGGACGTGCAAAATGGCCCAAGCTAACCGAGTTGCATGAACACTTATTTGGTGAAAGATTTGATGGAGCACATGACGCGCATGCAGATATCAGTGCAACTAAGAGATGCTTTTTTGAATTGGTGAATCGAGGAATTGTTACTCCGAACCTGGAGGATTGAAATGACTATGGATAAAATGGTAATGATATCTTACTTGCGAAGCCCATACGGTATTGACGAAAATGAATTACGTGCAGCAAGATTACAAGCTGCTGATGAACTTGAAAGACTTTATAAGATTGAAAAAGGCTTGAAAGATCTTGTATCAAAAATAGAAAAACATAAAGATGATTTAAAAGGAGAAAACTATGTTGGATAATAATGAAGCTGCAATGGCAAAAGGAATGACATGTAAAGAATCATTAGAAGATATAGCTGCTAGGATAAAGAAACAGCTTGATATACATAAAAATTTATACATACCACTTGTTAAATATTTAGAATCAGATCAAGGATATAATTTTAATTCTGAAGAAAGAAAAACTTTATATGCTCTTGTAGGAAGAATATCTATGAAAGTGCCAAGACTTGAAGCTGAATATCAAGCTTATCTAGCTAGGATTGAGGCAAGTGAAAAGTAGAATATAAACAAATAATATAAAAGCCATTACTAAATCTAATGGAATGGCTTTTAGTATATAATTATCAATGGAGCTTAACTATGCAAATTGATCCTTGTCCATCAGAAGAAGATTACGAATCTGGTCCTTCATTACGAGCAGCTGAATGGCAAAACTTTGCTACTAGAGTCTTCAATCATATTGAATCCTACACAGTGCCACAATACGGAGATAAGGGTAACGATCAATGTTCAGAATTTAGCGAAGCTGACTTTATCACTCAAATGAAAAAGTATCTAAATCGTTATGGAAAGAACTCTCGTGAAGGCCAACAGAGGCTTGACCTGCTAAAGATTGCACACTATGCAGGGATGCTTTATACAAAACTAGCTGAAGAAACCCAAGAGCTTGATAAAATAATCATGCATGAATAAGGATATTTATGGAAATCCAAAAATTCATAATCACTATCCAGTGGGGAAAAGGCCTCCATTATGTTGCATCTACTTGTGCAACTGAAAAACGTGCATCAGAATTAGTTGCTTTCCATACTGGAAGATGTGATAAATTAAAACTTAAAACCAGACGTGGAGCTAAAGCAACTGTTCGATCATGGCAATTAGTAACAGAGTCTAAGTGAATAAATTTATGAAGAAACTAACTGAATTAGATCTACAGAATGCTCTAGATGAGTGCGAATTATTACAATTCAAATCTCACGGAGACTGGCTGGCTGGAATGGTCAAGCGATTGAATATTACACTTGGTAGTATAACAGAGAAGAAAATTGTTAAAGGTTTTCCTAAGTCTGCAAAACAAACTGTGATTAAAACTGGCAATTCTGTTGAACCAGAAGTTCCATGCATTAGCTGAAGTGATTAACTACACCTGGAGGGTGTAATAAAATACTGGAGGTCACATAAATGAGTAATGAAATGCTTCTTGTGTTTATAACTAATCTATATGCAATAGGATTTAATTTTTTAACACTTTCATCAAAAGATCTTCCACGATTTATTTCATACCATGGATATTTACTTTGGATATTAGCAGTAATTAATTCTTTCATTATGATGAATATAAAATAATGTCAATGATATTCAAAACTATAGTGCTGCAAAAACTTCAAGCCTTCTTACTTTCTCGGGAAGCGGAGCCAACTAGAGATGCAGCCAACGTAATAATTCCTGATGGAGTTACAGCAGCAGCCACTGTACAAGCAATTAAAGATTGTATTAAAATAGTTGAAGGAACAAATAATGAAATCACATCTGAAAACACTTGACAAAGCTGGTATTAATGCTCCATTGCTTCGAGAGTTTCTTACTAAAGATCTAACAGAGGCTAGTATAATTGCTATTAATGAAAAGATAAAGCAGCTTAATTATCAGATACAAGTTCTATCTGAGATACAAGTGCAATTAAGGAATAAATCAAAAGACTGTACAATTGATTCCAAAGAGGATTTGCATAATGATTTGATAGCAGCCTTGGCTCATGAGGATGGAGAATGAAATTATGAAAATAATCAAACCAAGCGTTGAATATTTTGGAGAAGTACCGACAGAATATAATGCCGCTCTTAAGTTTATCGAGATGGCCGGCAGAACTTGCTACAAGTCAGAAGACAAGATCACTGAAGATAGCGCCAAGGGATTTGTTCGGAAGCTGAGCAAGGCTGGGCATCTGGCTATGGTTGAGCACTCAAATTTTGTGGTGCGAACTAACAACAGTTTCACTCCTACATATATTGCATTGATGACAGAACAGTTAGGAAAATATATTAATGTCAAAGTATGGAAAGACTTTATTTATGTAGGCGGTAGTTTAACAGCATGGGCGCAAATAACCATGGAGATTAGGTACGCTGCAGTGCTTGTCCCATTTGTGAAAATATATGGAAAGTTGTTTAATCAAAGTATGGTAGCGATGCATTCATCTTGGGAAGTCTGCTCCCATGACGAAATCCCCAAGGAGCTTCACCGCTACTCGGCAAAATTCATTTGTGATCGTGGGGTCAGCCATGAGTTAGTGCGGCATCGACCATGCTCGTTTGCTCAGGAATCAACCAGGTATGTGAATTATGGCGGTAAGAATATGGAGTTTATTGAACCAGAAGGTTTTGATGACTGGAAGACATATGATAAAGATGTATTTCTTGGTGCTTGCAGGCAAGCTGAAGGAAATTATAATTGGCTTCTGGATGGGAAAACTTGTTCGCCCCAACAAGCCCGAGCCGTCCTGCCCAATGCTTTGAAAACTGAGATCGTGGTTACAGCAGATGCAGCTGAATGGGTGCATATTTTTAAGCTTCGCTGTGCTCCAAGTGCGCATCCAGATTTTAGAAGGCTTGCATTAATGCTTAAAGATAAATTTATTTCTTCAGGATTATTATGTTAACTGTAGAAGATCTACATAAAATAATAAATTATTGTCCAAATACTGGTAAATTTACTCGAAATCCAAAGTGTAAAAAAGTAGCAAGAAAATTGACTGCTAAAGGATATCTTCGATTTAGAGTCAATGGAAAAATGTATATGGCACATAGATTAGCTTGGTTATACATGACAGGAGAATTTCCAGTATTACAAATAGATCATATTAACAGATTGCGTAGCGATAATCGATGGTGTAATTTACGTGAGGCTACAAACTCTGAAAATCAGTTTAATTCTTTTATACGATTAGATAATACATCAGGCTGTAAAGGAGTATCATTTGATTATAATACAGGAAAGTGGAGAGCCTACATGCAAAATAATAAAAAATGGTCACATATAGGATTATTTAAATCTAAAGATGAGGCAATAATTGCAGTACAAGAAGCTATGAAAAAGCATAGAGGAGAATTCTTTTATTGATAATCTAATAAGCAACATAAAATTTTAGCTATAAATAAAAAATAGGGCATGAATCTCTCCATGCCCTATTAGTTTTAAATACTTTATAAGGTCTCTGCAACGTCAAAATATCTTTTCAATATCACCTCTCGTTGCTGCTGCAACTGTCCAAGTCTTTCCCTAACATTTGTTGTCTGATCAATCTTTTTCAACTTATTAATTACTGCCTGGTTTCGATTTAGTGCTGATTGAAAATTTTCATGTAACTTCATTTGCTTGAATCCATCCAGGTTTGAGTTCAAGAAAGTTCGTTTATCTTCCGAGTTTTCGAGTTGCTTCTTGAATATATCTACTTCCTTGCTGACCTTACCAAACTCTTGTTCATTGCTACTCTTCTTATAGTCTTCACCTCTGCCGTAATGCCAATAATAAAGCTTGCCACCAATCGGGATGGATTCAACAATTCTTGCATGATCAAAATCTATTGTATCACCCGTAATGTAAGATCCATACAATTGGTTAAGATCTTTACTGATTGAGTTTACAAATCTGAACGGTGGCAAAATCTGTCCTATCAATCCAGATCCTAAACCTTCCCTAGTCGTTTGCATCCTTACATACTTTGATGCTCCGCCCATGGTTAAGAAGTTTTCAATCACGTGATCCTCAAACTTAGTCTCTTTACCCAACAGCAAGTCTTTCAGCTCATCCGCTCCAGCATTAGCAAGTGTAAGCAAACTTACCAGCTTGATCATGTTACCAATTCCTTCAATAACCTGATCCCGTTCGCCACTCTTGATTTTGTGCCAAGCTTCATTTCTGAATACATCAAACTGCTTGAGTGTATATGTCTTGAGCATATAAAACACTCGACCATTTCCACTCTTGAGGTATTGCTCTGACATTTCAGAAAGCGCAACAGGTTGAAAGTCCAACAACCGATGATACAGTAACATCTTCACGTTGTCTGTTGGATTCCCGGCAAGCAAATCATTTATTACACTCTCAGACTGTGTTCCAAAGATCGGATTGATTTGCTTCAACAATGTCTGTCTTCCAGCTTCTGTGCTAGCCATAGCTTTGTAGTTGCTAAACGCATTGTTGATTAAAGTCTCTTTGCCGATAGAATCTATTCGTTCAAGCTGCACTTTTTTGAATACCCAACTTACTGCATTCCCTAGTGTCGTTCCGTCTGCAAACTCCTGGGCGATCCTCTCAATCCCTAAGTCTTCCTT